CATGTGGCTAAATGATTTACCTGAGTACAGAAAAAAACAGATAGCCATTTTACTTATGTCCACTTGTTTGAATACAATGGCACAAGACGAGTTAGCAGGTTTTATGTCTGGCCTGGCTCACGAAATAGTAGAAAAGAAATCAGATTAATAATAAAATTAACTTTAACGGAGAATAGATTATGTCGAATTACCTGAACCAACTTATGCTTGATAGACTTGTGGAAGAAGGATTAGAGAAGGGCCTTACCCAGAAACAAGCAGAAGACTACGCAAACAGAATATTTTTTAGTAAAGATTAGATTAGCTCGATTATTCTCCCTTCCCAAAAAGCAAGAGCTAATCGGAAAAGGCCTATTAATTTAGGCCTTTTCTTTATCCGCTTCTAGCTTCTTGTCTAAGGCATAGCCAATGCCAACCAAGAGAATATGCTTTTTAAATCTTTTCTGAGCTTCTAGCTTCTTTTTAGCTCTCGGTGTAGATCCTTCTATAGCTATCACTATTAATCCTGCCTTAGATAAGTTATTAACCGCCATAGCTACTGTCTTCCTATTCATACCGGTAGCTTTACCCAGATAAATATAACTATCCCAACATGAGAAAGAAACACCTTTTACCCTTTCGCAAATAATCCATAAGATAATCTTTTCCCTTGAACCTAAATCTTTCCTGTCTAGTTTAGATCGGAACCAGGCCCAGATTACCGCTTTCAGTTTAGTATAGTTTGTAAATTTTAATGCCGTTGCTAAGTTTATATAAGGACTATCTATGCTTGTATATTCCGTGCTTACCCACCAATAATTTTTAAATTTATCCTTCCGTTTCATTTCTTAGCTTAGCTTAGATTTACCTGCCTTCCCTTTTCCTATATGGGAGAACCTTTGTTCTCCCTATATATGTATATATAAGTCTGTATGACCATACGCCTACCCAGAAACGCATAGCTCTATGGGAGTACCTATGGTCAGAAACTAAGGTATCAATCCCAGTTAATATCATTAACAGATCCCTTTTTTTCGTCTAAAAGCTCAAGCTCAAATCCTTTTCTAATTAAAGTTTTGATACTCATGTCCGCTTCACTATTGGCTTTTACTAGAGCAGATTTAACTACTGCTAACCTGTTAAATGGAATACCTTGTTCAAAACAAATTTGCTCTGTGTTTTCTTCTGAGTCCAGGAACATAACAAAAACCGCCCTATGACTATCAGTTAATGCTGTAGCTCCCCTGATTGAGCTTCTGGCAGATAAAACATCATTTGTATTAGACAATGCACTTTTATTAAGATGATGTACCGAGAGTACGCTACAACCAAATTTAGCGGACAATGACGCTACATATTGTGCGTAGAGTTGTGCTACTTCATTGTCATTTAATTGTGCAGACACAACAGATTGTACCGGATCTATGACTATTAATTTTAAATCTTCAATGTCTTCTAAAGAATTAGAAAGCTCTATTGCTTCTGGAGTTATATGCAATCCATTAATAGCGTCTTGTTTTATCAATGTTAATGGCTTACCCATTTCGCTAGTACACATAACAAAGGTGTCGTATTCAGTTTCAAATCTTCTGTTATCTCTATCTAATAACGCTATTCTTCTTCTAACTTCGTCAGTATCATCTTCACTAGACAAAATAATACAATTACCCTTATCCATAATTTTATTACCTAAAAAATTACCATGACCTTGATTTATGTCTAAACAGGCCTTCAAAGTTATTCCGGATTTACCTATACCACCTATAGAACATAGCAAGGATATTTTAGATAGCTCTAAACTCTGATCTACTAACCACCTTCTTGGCGGCGGAGTACCTACAAAGTTTTTTATTGAGTATTGTGAAAACTTATAACCTTTACTGAGGATTTCACTTTTGACTGCATTTGGTCCTTCTTCCTGGTACAAGTCATTATAATCTCCTACTTTGCTAGGTATTCTTATCAAGCAAGAGCTAAGTGAAGCACAAATCTCTTTAGCTTTTGCCTGTCCTATGCCGTTCTGGTCATGGTCAAAGCAGATTAAGAACTCCGCATTACAAAACTTCCTGATATTTTCAAGAGCGACTAATCCAAAATTTGCAGAAAACACACATATTGTCGGAAGACCTGTACTCTCATAAACGCTTAGACAAGTAGCGAGTCCTTCCGTAACCGCTATGGTTTTTATATTGGACCAATCGTTCCAACCTATGCCTACTGTGTATATTCCAGACTTTACCTCAGAAGCAGAAGCAAAACGCTTAGACTCTGTTGTTATATATTGCAGACTTCTTAATTCTTTTTTTGTATTTTGTGTAGAATACACCGGACAAAGAAGTGATCCGTTCATCTCTGTCAATCCATAATTATTTTTTAACCCTTTACTTGATAGGTATTCATGCTCATTAACTATTTTAGAACTTTCAAAAATTCTCTCACATTCCTTCGCAACTTCATTATTCTTTTTCTCCCTTTCTTTCTTGGCCCTTTGCAGATTTATTTCTATTTCTTTATTTAATTCTGTTTGCTGTTCCGGAGTAAGCTCTTTTATAGAATTGCTGTAGAACTTCCATTGTTGATTTGTTCTCCAATTACCATATACAGAAATCCAATGTTCATTATTTTGATGAAAAAAATACCAACCAGATTTTTCTCCTGTAGAAGTCTTATCGTCCCTTGATATAGCAGTAGCTTTTACCGGTACTCTTACAATGCCGCCAGAAGTGTCTATGCTATCCACTAACAAGCCGTCAGCGTTCATCTGTTTTATAAGATCAGATATATCCGCTTTTTGCTGTGTAAGTTTTTTTTCTTTTGATTTTCTCTTTTCAAAGAGCTGTTTGTAATTAGTCACTATCTACTCCATTACTTGCTTTTGCTTTCTCGCAATCAAGATAACAGAGAATTAGTGTTCTAAAAAACTTTTTTCTTTCTTCTCCTTCCCATTTATGAAGCTCGTATGTTTTATTTTTTTTTGCTAACTGTTGATACAATGACTTTACTTCCGCTATTGCATAATCAACACTTTTATAATTTAAGTTAGACTGCCTGGTTATTTCCATTTTGTTTCCCACTCTTGTTTTGATTTCTTCTATATGGTGTCCGTTATTACAGACACCATAATACTTATCATCTATTTGCAATAAAATTGCTCCAGAAGGTTTTAAACAACAGGCACATAAAGAAGGCCTGTTGTTTTTTATATCAAACAAAATTTAAAAGGGGATTTCTTCGTCAAACTCCTCAGTCTTTGTTTCTACAGGAGCAGGAGCTTCTTCTTTTTTCTCAATTTTTTCTTCTTCAAAAGATCCAAGACTAGAAATATCAATATGTTTTTCTTCTCCTACGACTTTCCAATTTTGTCCTGCAAAGTCTTCGTCTAAATCTAATGTAGATTTTTTTTGTCCGTTGCTTTCATATTCTCTTTTTTTCAAAAGACAAGTAGCACTCTTACCTTGTAAGACTTCATTGAATTGATCTATGCTTTCTGGGAAATCTTCTGGTTTTACGCCCATAGCCATAAGAATATTTTGCAGTTTCATAGTACCGCTCAATGCCGCTTTATGCAGTTTATCTTCTCCAGAATTTTCCTTGTCGTAAGCTGTGAAATACCTAGACTTCAATGTTTTGTTAGACCAACCTTCTACATGAAATTCTATATCAGTAGCGTCATAAGTCTTACCTGATTTAGATACAAAGTCTGTAATTTCATCTGCCTGGACAAAATTAATTAAGTATCTACCTTCTGGATATTCTACAAAATCAGACATAGAAGAATTTTCTTCTTCTGCCTGTTCTATTAAGTTTTTGAAATTAGTCATATTTACCTCGCTTTTTACTAATGTTCTTCGTTGTTATCAAAAGACTCGTATCTACCGCTTACAGTTTCAGATATTTCTATTTCTAGATTTTCTATTTCAACCAAACATTTCATCAATGCTTTATCAAGTAAATCGCTAGATCCTATTTTTTCTTTGATAATTCCTTTTACTCTGCCAAGTATTTTGTCGTACCCTTCATAAGAAGGTAATCTTTTTTTGACTGGCTCAACCATTTTTTTCTCCGGCTAGTGCAGTTTTAAGTTCTTGTTCTAAAGTTTTCCATACCTTGCCTTTTTCAACCTTTATCTCCGGCGGCAAGTTATATCTGTTTTTAGCAAAATAACTTATACAATCTTCTGTAAAAAAATATCTTTCTTTTGATTGCGTAACCTTTGTTTTTAAAGATCCTTTATCGTCTTGTGTTTTAACTTCTCCAAATTTGTAGTTATAAAACAAAACCATATCAAGATATTCTTTTACTTTTTCTCCAAAACCAGTCCTAAGTTTTAGCTCATATTTTTGGTAATCTTTAAGTCCTGGTTTTTCTTTTCTATCTTCTTTGACATGACAGATAAACACTACACGCATTTTTCTTTTATCTCTGATTTGATCTAAAAGGTCAAACACTTGTGTCAATGTTTCTTTTGCTTTTGAATATCCTGTCCCCCATTCAAAATCAGATATAGACTCCTTGCCGTCTTTATCCGATACATACTTTTCAACAAGAGTTTCTAACCAGTCTAAAGAGTCAATAGCTAAAGTCTTTCTGCTTTTATAGTCGTCGTTATCTCTTATTTCTTCAAGGTATTCTATAAACTCTGGAAAACTTTCGATAGGTTCTGTGTTCCAAATGTTTTCGTCTGTTTGCGTAATAAGACCTTCTTCCAATGTTAGTATCATTGGATCTGGCATTTCACAAACAGCAGATGTTTTACCTATTGCGGCAGGTCCATATATAGCCATACGCATAGGTTTCCTACTAGCTCCTTTTCTAATTGCTTTAATTGTCATTTTTCTCTCCTTTTTCTAATGTTGCTCTTAACAATTCAAATGAATAATTACGCAAAAACTCAAAGGATTGCCTTAACTGTGTAAGTTGCTCAATCCTTCTTGATTGTGTAATTGTTTCATTGTCTTGGTCCAAAAGTGCTAAACCATTTATAGTCCAGGCACACATCTCAGCTACAGATAATTGATTTATCTCTATCTCAGCTTTAATTTTTTCATTGACTAATTTGCTTTTGAAGATATTTTGCTTTACGCCGTCTTCTTCATAAGACAAAAAAGGTTTTTCTTCGCTATCTATTGTAGATTGCTCTTTTAGTTCGTTGTTTTTTTCGCTCAATGTACTCCTCACTAAGTAGATACTCTTTATGAGTATCGCAATTAAGTTTATGCGGACAAAAGATACAATGTTCTCCGGCCACAAAAACAGGTTCATCTTCAAAACAGGCATCTATTTTTGGCTTTAGCCAATCAAACGCCCAATTTACCAAATTTTCAGAAGAAATTTCTGTAGATCTAATTGGTCCGTCTTTATGCCACGCTCTAGGTTGCACTATAACCATTTCTACTTTTGTTTTTTCTGAATACTTTGATAAAGCCATAAGACCATAAGCTCTTAGCTGTAAATTATTTTCTACTTCTACTGGATATTTACCATTCTTATAATCAATAATAATTATTTTGTCCTTTTGTACTATTAAAATATCTGTTGTTCCCCATAAGTCTGGGTGTATTTCATGTCCGTCTAATCTTTCTTCAATATAAAGTTTTGATTTTTTTTCTTCATTTTTTCTTTTAACTACATATTCACAATATGTATTAGACGCTTCTATCATTTCTGCATCTACCTTAACTGTATGACCTTCAAATTCTACTTCTCTGTTTAACCAATACTCTTTGAAATCAACACCTTCAAATCTTCCCTGTAATCTCATTTCATTCATTTCGTGTACTACACTACCAATACGAGAAGCGTCGCTACTGCTAGAAGGATAACCTTCTGATGCTTTTGGTGATGCAGGGCATTTTGTATATCTATCCAATCCAGACGGAGCAATCTTTGCATGATGTATGACAGGCATTTTTTAATAAGTAATAATTTTTTGACTATCCAAGTAATTCTCAATATCTTGCTCCTCATACTTTACTGCTTTTTGTATCTTGTAATAACTAGGTCCTTCTCCAGAAAAACGCCAACGATCAAGTGTTCTCACGCTAACACCGATCCTTTCAGCACACTCTTGCCTGGATAAAAATGTCTTCTGATTGCTAGACACGACTAGATATTATTCCTCATAACCATTATGATATACAGATGTTAAGGAAATGCAAACATTAATTAAATGAGAAAGGACGAAGAAATTACTATTGAAAATATTTATAAGGCCCGTTGGGTATGGTATCACTCGATACTCGCAGGAGAAATTTTCATAACTAATGTCTTATTGATTGCCATTCTCACAAAAATCTAATGTCAAAAGGATCAGATCCTCGTCCAATGAAAGTTGATAAAAAAACTTTCGAAAAAAATTGGGACAAAATATTTAAAAAAAATGTCAAGGAAACCAAAAACTCTAAAAAAACAAGTAGCAGGTAATCACTACAAGAAGCTAGGCATAGAGCCAATAGAATATATATTGGCTAACAAACTATCTTATTGTTGTGGTAATGCTGTTAAATATATTAGTAGAGATAAAGGCAGTAGGATTGATGATCTTAATAAAGCAATTCATTACTTAGAAATGGAAATTGAATTAGTGCATAAAAAAGGAGAAAAACATGGAAGAAAAAGATAGGCATATAGCTGATAAAAAATTTAATAAACTAAAAACTAGATATAGAAATGGATCTAAATACTATTATTTAATTTGGCATAACAAAGGAAAAAAAATAAAAAGAAAAATAGAAGCTCGTTATCCAGATGAAAGTATTACTGAGATACGCAAAAGAGCTATAAAAATTTATTCTCATTACAAAGATATAGAAGAAGGTTTAGTAGAAGATCCAAAAGACGCAACAGAAATTAAGTATGATGTTTTGTTTTCTGAATACATAAAAGACTGTAAGGCAAGAGATGTAAAAGAAACTACAACAAAACAATATCAATCTTTATATCAAAATTATGCAAAAAAATATCTTGGATTTATTTATGTAAATGAATTAACAAGAAAAGATATTAAAAATGTTTTTGCATTTATTTCTAAAAAAAGTAAATCACAAGCAAATAAATTTCTTAAATTTATAGTGGCTAGTTTAAATTTTGCTATTGATGAAGAATGTTATGGTATAGAAAATAATATAGCCAGAAGTATAAAAGGTAATCCAGAAAAGAAAATTACTACTAGCTATACTGAAAAAGAAAAACTAAAAGTATTTAAAAAACTTAATGAATTAGAAAACTTTGAGCCAGGAAAGATTAGGTCCATATCTTTTATATGGTTGCTCATACTAACAGGAGCTAGAAAAAGCGAGATAGCAAACGCACAAAGGTCCTGGATAAAAGACAATAAAATTGTAATACCTTTTGACCAATACAAAACAGGTAAAAAAACCGGCAAGGATAGAATTATCTATTTGTCAGATAATGCTATGAAAATTGTAAATAAAATTATAGAAGTCTATCCTAACGAAAAAACCATAACTGGCATAAAATCTCCGGAAAAAACTTGGGATAGAATTAGAAAAGAATGTGATTGTCCGCATTTA